GAAAATATTGGATGCGACCACACATTTAGATATGTGGAAAATGGATTTAAAAATATATAAGCATTAAGTAGTATGTGCGATAGATCGGGTCCAGATACCGGTGCTGCACTTTGTTTGGCTGCTATAGGTAAACAGGACACATACCTTTTAGGAGAAGGAAATTCCTTCTTTAATTATGAACCCAAGCAACATTCCGAATTTAGAAAATTTCATAGGAACTACACGGTTTACAAACCAAATGTGGTCAACGCTGGATGGCCTTTCGGAAGTGAAGTCAAGGTGACGCTTAGACCCCAAGATATGGGTGATTTACTTTGTAATATGTACATAAAGGTCGTATTGCCACCAATACCAGACTTATCAACCAATCCAATCGCGGGTTATGCGGACAACATAGGGAAGCATCTATTCAAAGAAATCTCAATGCGCGTCGATGAAACTGTTTTGGAGACGTATACGCATGATATGGGATTAATATACGACGAATTGTACATAGATAGTTCTGAAAAGTTAAGTAAATTATATACTGACGGTCGTCTCACGACGACAACTGGGAAATCTACCGTGTACATTCCAATACCGTTCTTCTTTTCTAGAAATTACGAATCAGATGACTACGAGCAAGTAACCCATAACAGACCTTATTTTCCATTGTGTGCAATGAAAAAACAAAAATTGGAATTTGACATAAGATTTAACCCACAAACGTTTTTTGCGCATACCGCGCATACACTCGAACTGGATGACTTTGATATAATAACAGAAGAGATCACACTCACACAACAAGAACGTTTGTTTTTAACGAGCAGTGAATATAGCCTCATAACGGATGTATTCAAAAAACATCCATCTGACGTTACAGAATTAAGCCGTGATACCTTCAAAATGGAACTCACACCAGAAAACCGGGTAAAAACTTTACACTTTTTCTTTAGAAATACACAATTTGAAAACGAAAATGTATCCAATATAGCCACACATGATAACACTTTAGCTGAAAACAAAAAGAAGATGTTTTACCAGAATAGGTTTAATTTAACGACGAGTGATTCATTTGATAACAACAAAGATGGTATTCTAGAAAATATAGTTGATTCAATAGATATATTCGTAGACAATCAACGAATTCAAAACCTGGAATACAACGACCATACATATTACAGGTATATAACTGGTATGGAAACGTATCTATCATCAACTAAAAAGAATATATATAGCTACACATTTTCGATGATACCACGGAATGTGAATCCATCGGGTAGCCTCGACTTCACAAACATAAAAAACAACCGAACATCCATTAACTGTAATCTAAGAACAGATAGGTCATATAGTAATACATACTCATTTAATATGTATTACACGTGTTACAAAACATTGACATTCGAAGATGGATACTTAACCAGAGGTGGTAGTATTAAGCCTATGTCGTATTCAATAAAAGAAAATGAATACGGCGGAGGTGAATTAGACTCATCTGATCAGGTAGTAATAGACTCGGGTGGAACTATGATGTTAGCATCATTTCCCGAATAGGGTGTCCTTGTTTTCATTTATATAATTTATAATTCCATTCTTAATACACCATTTGATGAAATTGAGCTGCGCGACAGTCGTATTAATTTCATCATTTGTACATGGAACTTTATATGAAATTTTGTCGGAACGACAAAATGGATCAAATAATTTTTTGCTATATCCGTCAAGGCTCGATTTATATGCACAATGTACACTAAAAATCTTACCATCGATTGTTTTGTACATCAAGTTCGTTTTCTTGGAATAATTCGTGATGAACCATTCCAGATTTCTAAGAGAAATGCCACCCGTCTTAGAGAGAATTTGGGTGAGCGTCTTTCCATTTTCGGGCGTACCATAAAATGCATCGATTGAATTTAGTAGGATATCCGATTTCTTCATATTACATCATTCTTCTTAAATCTCTAAATTGGTTATTTTTTGATTCCTCACATGCGGGACACCCAGCCTTGAACATGGGTGGGAGTGAATGATTGTGTCTTTTTGTTGTATTTATAGTCACTGGTTCACATAATTTAATGGTATTAACATGTGACATGCAATACTCGCCATGACTCGCTTTCCTTGTGCACGGTTCACCACCCTTTTTTATACCCATGCAATATCCACGAGGATTGGGTAAGTCTCTCATCAAAAGCCTTAGAGGTATGCCATGTGTCGTTGCTATCTTCTGTGTGAACATTAACATTCTTACATGGCATACCTTGTCTACCTCATCTTCAAATGCCTTGGCTAAATTATCAGAAACCCGCATACCCTTATTACAGTATAGCGCCTAATTTTTAAATGGGAGTTCGTCGAGGGGAGTCTCCTTTTTCTTCTTTGGTCTTCTTTTAGGTTTAATTTTGGTGAGGAGCTCCCCGAAAATCTCTTCCTTTGGGTCATCAAAAAGTGGTTCAAGGAGATCACACACGGGGTTGATGAATTTGTTAAGGAAGTAGTACTCATAGTCAATTGCAATGTCATTTTCCCTGGCATATTTTGGATCTTCTGATTTTTCAAATGCCCTCGCCTTCGGGTCTTCCGTCTTCACAAGAATGTAAGGTACGCGATCACCTGACTGTGGTTCCGAACCGGGCTGTCTCTCTCGCATTTTACGTACTACCTGTACGTGTGCTTGATTGATATCCACAATACCCGGGCTGTTTATAGACACGTTTGTCCCCTTGACCTTGTAAGAATCAGACAAGCTCTGTGAAAGTGTGAGCTTTTCGTTGGGAACATCCCCTTCAATAAGTTCGAGAGCTCTTTGAAGCGCGAGTGCTTTCGGAGGTTCAGTATCACTACTTTCAAGTACAACATCCAAAAGCTCTTTACAGACTTCGCGTACGTGTGCCGTATTATCCCGTCTCACGAGCTGGAGACCCTTTACGTCAATGTAATCCATATTCATTTTTCCATCTTTTCCTTGTGTCCAAAGTTTAGCGGCATATCGTTTCTTACTATACAAGAAATAGGGCCAATACACCTTTTCAAGTTCCAAATTATTTGGTTTTTTGAAGAGTGCGGTACACTCTTCAGCTGCACGTTCACCGATTTCCCAACTGTATTCCACAGCCTCGATACCGTTGCGGTCACCCACATCAAATTCGACCATTACACTATCGGTGTCACCGTACCTTACTTTTGCACCTGGGAAGTTCTTTTCCACGTACTCCTTTGTTTGGTCAATCATGCTACGACCCTTGGTCGTCACAGTTGAAGCGATATTTACACACGGAAGGATCCCCTTCGAGGCGCCCGTAAATCCATACACGGAATTCATAGAAATTTTGTAAGCCAGCTGCTTACCATTGTACATTGCCTTGAGTGCACCAGTCGACGCTGCCATATCCTTCTTCGCTTGTTTTCTGAATTGCTTCAGTTCAGTGAGAATGCTTGGTAACAGTGTAGGGATACCTTGTGCGAATTTACACGTGCGTTTTGTGGGTGGCTGTCCCTCAACCTTACTTGGCACCGGAATTTCAAAAGTTTCATATTCAACACCTGGAATATTTTCATACTTTGGATCCATCACAAGACTTGAATAACATAGGTTATGAGCCATCATAATTGACGGATATAGACCCTCGAAATCAAGAGCAGTAATTGGTTTATAATATGCACCTTTTTGTGCGTCTAGAACTGTCGCACCTTCATACCCTTGTTCTGCTAATTGACCATACTGAATCGTGGGTACCATGAATTTCATTTCCCGGGCCTTCTTTGTGAGTTGACTGAATACTTTGATTTGCTGGCCTCTTTCTACGAGATAACACAGGGGCACCCATGTCGCTTTAGCCATCTCTAAAAGATTAATCAGGATACACAATTTAGACAGAAGGCGATGTGGAAGAAGAGTATCCTTAATACAATACTCAGCAACTTCCCGTAATTTCACGGGATCGCCTTCCTTGTAACGGGCAAACATCTCCTTTGCGGGCATATCAATTTTGTTGTCGCCGAGATACAACTTAGATACATTGTCCAATTTATATGAGTCAAGTTTATACCCCTTTTTAACTTCATGAAACAAATCGAAAATGAACCGACCGGGCATACTCACGAGTTTCAGGTCATTGTCACCCAATGCACTCGAAGATAGTTTCTTGAGTGTGAGCTCACAATTGTGTCCGTGTAACTTACTCAATTGAAAGAATTTCGGATTACATTTAGTGACGATCGCCCGTTTCATGAGGTATTCAAGATCAAAACCGAAAATGTTCCATCCAGTGATGATATCGACATCCTTTTCGTGTAAATATTCTCTGAATGCCTCGAGCATTTCGCGTTCCGTATCATACGATATGATGTTTGATCCTTCAAGATTTGGATCTGTCTTTTTATAACATAAGCACGTCTTATCATAGGGTTCATCACTCCCAAATTTACATAGGGAAATTGCAATTTGAAAACATGCATCGCCTTGAATATCAGCGTCTGGAAATTTACCAGTTGAGCTGTTACACTCGATATCTACAGATGCTACCACAAAAGGAGCTGTTTCTGGATCATCAACTGGTTTAAGTGTTGCCCAGTTTCTGCATTCAAGGTCTATATCGACATGTGCATTGTTTGTTTGGTGACACTGATCCCCAGAATCCATCCATCCAGTAGACTGAATGCCAGTTCTATGCATGAGACGCAACACTGGATCCAAGTTTGATTCATACATTTTCAATTTCAAATGTTCATCCGGGAGCGGGCGTCTCAATCTCCCCGCCACCATTCGCCTCGCTGCGAGATTTTTAAAAAACAATTGAAGGTATGGAAATTGCTCATTATTTTGAAATCCCCATACATCCTTTCTGTGGACACTGTTGTATCTAACAAGACAACCAGGACAGGCCTTCTCTATTTTATTATAGATAATCTGGACTCTTTGTTGTGTGACACCCTTTGGCAACTTTACAAAAAAGTAAGGCATGAATGTCGTTGTGACGCATACAGATTTTCCATCTTTTGTTTTCCCAAAAATGCTAATCAAGTGCTCGTCATCACTGTCTCTTGCCTCCCAGGTGAGAGCCTGGAACACAACCATACTTCGTTATGTACCTAAAATTTTAATATCATTTAATAATAATTATGTCAGCTGCACTTGTCGATCTCGTTTCAGTCGGGGCTCAGGATGCGTACATCACGGGTGAACCCCAAGTCAGTTTTTGGCGCCAAAACTACAAACGTCACACGAATTTCTCGCTCAAGCCAGAGCGAATGGATTACATCGGTACTTTCAATGGTGGTGCTGAGGTTGTCATCCCAATCCGTTCAAAGGGTGACCTTTTGAGTTACATATGGATCGAACAAGAAAACATTTCTAATGTTGGTGTGAACGATAACGCCTTGTTCTCCAAAAATGAAGCACCAACTGAATTTTCTCTTCACATCGGGGGTCAGGAAGTTGCGAAATTGGATTCCTTGTTCATACAAGGTGTTCACAACGTCATCTACCCAGAAACTCAAGCGAAAGCGTCGAGTGCTGTCACTGCCTCTGAAGTGTCCGAGAATGCACGTGGTACCGGTACCGGTACAGGTGACCACTACAGAATTCCATTCTTCTTCAGCGAAGATTGGACAAAGGCCCTCCCATTAGTTGCCTTGCAATACCATGAAGTCGAGTTAAGAATTAAATGCCGATCCGGCTTGAAGGATCTTGGTGCGACACCAAAGGTCTACGGTATGTACGCGTATTTGGACACAGCTGAACGTGAACATTTCACGAACAGCGAACACGAAATCCTCATTACCCAAACGCAATACCAGCCAGCGACTAAAAGTGATACGTCGTTAGACCTCACATTTTTTAACCACCCAGTGAAAGCTCTCCACTTGGTGACCTCTAATGCGACCACACAAGGTTGGTCCACGGATTACAGCTTCGATAACTCGACGTTGTACATCAACGGTCTCTCTTTGTTCGAAAACACGACGAAGACGTTCCACCACAACGTGGTGCACGAAATGCACACGACGTGCATGGCCCAGAGCATTCTTGACACCTCGGCTGTGTACACATGGCCATTTGCGCTTACCCTTAATAAGTCGCAGCCAACTGGTTCTCTGAACTTCTCGCGTATTGATGGTGCTAAATTGGATATAGTAAACCCTGTCGGTGGGGGTGACATCCACAGAGTTTACGCTATAAACTACAATATTTTGCGTATAAAAAATGGTATGGCCGGAATTGCTTTCTCGAATTAATTACCAGAAGAGCCAAACCCTCGTTCTCCACGCTGTGTAGACTTTAATTCTACAACCTCTTCTATGAGCGGCGTTTCACATCGCTCCAAAATCATCTGGGCAACACGGTTCCCCTTCTTAATGACGAATGGTTCACTCCCGTGATTAAATAGGATAACTTTCAATTCACCAGTAAAATCAGGGTCAATAACTCCAGCACCAGTTTGTATGCCATGCTTGAGTGTGAGGCCAGATCTCGGTGCGATTCTACCGTACACGCCAGGTGGTAGACACGCGCACACACCAGTGCTCACGAATGCTCGTTCCAACGGAGGAACTACGATTTCCTCCATAC